GAAAAACGAGTATTTTTAGTCATCCTGTTTACCTCTTTCTCAGGGAGTTTAGTCTCCAGGATTTCCGGGGCGGTTCATGCCAGTCTGCTGCAAAAGAAAGGTCAGGCCTTATGGTGGAAATAATCACTCAGGCGAGAAAACATGCTGCCTTCCCCGACAGATTCCAGGGTAACCAGCGGCCAGTGCGCCACCTGTTTATCACGGTCGTAAAGTTCAATTTCCCCTACCCGCTGATGGGCGCTAATTGGCGCGGTGAGCTCTTTACCATTAAGGGTATATTTGGCTTTGATATGTGGAATTTCGGCTTTCGGTAGCACCATCCAGAACTCTTGTTCCGTTCCCAGGGCGATATTTTCTTTATCACCATACCAGATGCGTTCCGTACCGACCTTTTTCCTACGGTGCAAAATTTGCACCGTAGTAAAGTTTTGTTGCCCCCAACGCAGTAATTTTTTTGCCTCTTCCTCACGACCTTTTGCGCTGTCAGCACCCATTACCACTGCAATGAGGCGACGCTGCCCGTCTATAGCCGAAGCAATAAGATTAAATCCGGCACCAGAAGTATGGCCCGTTTTCAGGCCGTCAACATTCATGGTCTTATCCCACAATAACCCGTTACGGTTTTGCTGGGTGATACCGTTCCAGGTGAGGCTTTTCTCACTGTACATATGATAAAACTCGGGCTCGCCGTGGATGATAGCGCGAGAAAGCACGGCTAAATCATAAGCCGAGCTATGCTGGCCAGGTGCATCCAGACCATGCACTGTTTCAAAATGCGTATCCTTGAGATGCAGCTTCTCGGCATAGTTGTTCATCATTTCAACAAACTGCCGTTGCCCACCGGCAATATAGTCAGCCAGAGCAACACACGCGTCATTTCCGGAATCCACAATTAAACCTCGGCTTAAATCACGTACCGATACGCGATCGCCCTCTTTCAAAAACATCAGTGAAGAACCGACAAACACCGGATTATCTTTCGCCCACGCATCACGCCCCACGGTGACAATATCGTCTGGCGTAATGCGATGACTATCGATAGCGCGATCCACGACATAGCCCGTCATCAGCTTTGTCAGGCTGGCGGGATTACGCTGTTGATGCTCATTACCCGCGGTGAGAATCTGACCGGTGGTGTAATCCATCAATACCCAGGACCCGGCATGAATCTCTGGAGGCTGAGGTGAAAAAGGAATGTTTTCCGCCGCAAAACCAGACGATAAATTAAAAACGAACAAAGAAGCAGCAATAATAAGACGGCGTTTCAACAGCAAACCCTCAGGTGTTTCAAATAGCTGTTCTTTTTACGGAAATACTTATGAACTGGCTGGAATAAAGTGCAAGAAAATGTGACTACTATCTCATTTTTATCTGACATGATCTGTTGTCACTCGCTGCCAAATTGTCGCGCTAAAGCTGATTAGCACGGTGATATTTGATACTCTGGCAGACAGCAGAAATAACGGATTTAACCTAATGATGAATGACGGTAAGCAACAATCTACCTTTTTGTTTCACGATTACGCGCAATACCCCTGAGAACCGCCATGAACAAGGGTTTCATGATTTGTGATTTTAGTTTGGTACGCAATTTGGTACACAACACTATTTTCACTTCATCGGGTAGTCATCAAACTCACCATAACGAGCATCGTTAATGATGTATGTGATCACCACAAACATCACATCTGGACTAGTTCCGTTTTCATGCGCAGGTATTTGTTTACGTCTCCCTTTCTGCAAATCCTAAAGATGAGATTTTGGTGTTTTGTGATATCTTTTATCCTCAGTTCTCTATCTATTATGCAAACCAGTAATGAACCATCACTATGTGATAGTGAGGCATCCGCTACATTAAGCGCAGAGAAATGATGCAGTGGTGGGCAGACTGGCTTGATGCTGGATTGAAATAAAACTAGAATGCATTCAAATATATACTTTATATTTTTATAAGGAGAAAGCGATGGTAGCCACTAGGCTAAATTCAATACAAATAATGCGCGGTATTGCAGCATTAATTGTTGTTGCATTTCACATAATGATACAACTTATCTGTTTATGAGCAAAAAAATCTTGGAGACTTAATGTTTTCAAATGGAGAAGTAGGTGTATACCTTTTTTTTGTGATAAGCGGATTCATTATATCACTATCAACAAGAAGGAAAGAGTCGCCTTTAGAATTTAGCATTAAAAGATTACTTAGAATATATCCTCCATACATATTTTCTTTTGCAATACTGCTTTTTTTATTGAATGAAAATTATAGATTAATGGATGTAGTAAAATCATTAATACTTATACCATTAAACTCGCACGCCGCAGGTCCATATTACGGGTATAGTATACTCTTAGTTGCGTGGACACTTAGTTATGAGTTGTTCTTTTATTTTTGCTTTCTTGTATCAATGTCATTAAGCCAAAAATATAGAGCGGTAATATGTTCATTGATCCTGTCATCACTAATTATATTTGGCAATTATTATTTATTTGGATCGATTGGGGTAAATCCACACACAAGAGCATTTGATGGCGGTGGAATATTTGCAAGTATTATTTTCATAACAAACCCAATAATAATAAACTTTATATTAGGGATGCTTGCTGAGTTTATTTATAGCAATACAAAAACCAACAACAAACTTTTAAACAAAGCAATTAAAATGTTAGCTCCGATAGTTGCCGTAATATCAGTCTGGGGGATGCTATCACCTTCAATGTGGATGGGTGAAATGCAGTGGGCGATACCTTGCTTTGGTCTTGTAACCTCTTTGTCACTACTGGAGAAGTCTGGGGTTTCTTTTGAATTTCCAAGTCTTGTAAAAATTGGAGCAATGTCATTCTCAATATATCTAATACACCCAATAATTATCGAATTATTAAGCCAAAAATATTTTGTTGTTTTTTGGCAGGATGGATTTACTAAGTTCTCAGTCATCATTTTGATTACAGTTTTTGCGGCAAGAATAATGTATGAAACAATTGAGATTCCATCACAAAAACTAGCCAGAAAGCTCATATCAAAAATAAGATGAAAAACTGCGATACCATTAAATTTGTGGTATCGCAGGTCGCCTAGCCATCATACCAAGCATTGTTAAGAAACTGTGTAACTCTATTTCTTGATAGTTCAAATAGCTGAGTGCCATTTTGAACTCCAGACAGATCAAACCTGGTATTTTTGGTTAACATATCCCATCCCGTGGCAGCTGGTGATACATATATTTTGGTTGTAGCATTATAAATTATGTTGCCACGGAGACTAATGTCTGAAATAGAACCTGAACCTGCTACTTCCAGTGAAATTCCTTTGTTGGATGCTGGACATAAAATAGTGTTGCCAGAAGCAATAAAACCAGTCATGGAACCCGACGTTAGCATGTCTATACCATCTGAAAGGGTAGAAGCGTTATTATTAGTGACCTTCACGCTTGACGTGTTTCCAGCGTCACCAGACTTGATGAAATTGGTTGTGTTGCTTGACCGGTTGTAGTCAACATTAAGCCCTGCTATTGTTGACGCTCTCAGGAAATAACTATCATTAGAACTATTGCCAGAGAATACATTTTCAGAAATATAAACATCTTCAGACATGGCTACATCTGCAAATGACTTACACGTCCCTTTTGCCCTGTTGCGGTTTATTTTGATGTGTTTACTACCACTACCATCATATGTCTTGATGAATAATGGGATTACAACAGCACCGCCAATCAGGTTGTTATCCGTAACTTCAATCTCATCCGCATGGTTTCCTATATGAAATGCTTCTGTTCCATACTGTCCTGCAGACAATGTGTTTTTATACACTTTGCCATATGAGGTATTAGCATGAGTATCTATACCAAAGGTTTGACCAACACCAGATCCTTGAGTGAAGTATCGTGCAGCAAATCCGATAATATTGTTATTGTATATCTTGAAATTTGAAGCAGTGTAACCTTCGTCAGGCTCAATATCTATACCAGCTAATAGCGTATCACCTATGTAGTTTCCATGAATCTCAAACTGCCTAGTATCACTTCCAGCTGCAATAGCCATCCTATTGGTTGTAATGATGGTGTTATACCTTACCTTGAAATTTTTCGCGTTATAAACCAGGATGCCATCCCCACGCTGTATCCCTACACCTCCAATATTTTTGATATTACAATTTTGAATTAACAGCCCATCCGTCTGTACATCGTAGTTTGCATAATCACCGAACCATATTCCTATGCCGCACTCACCGGATAGCGTTGAAATTCCAATATCGTGAACATTCACGCCGTCTATAACGATATTGCTGCCACCGTACCCACGAATTCCTCCATCCAGGGTGCCTGTTATATCAACATCAATCACTTTGGCGTTGGAGATGTTAGCCATAAGTATCCCGGATTTCTCTTGCTGAGTTCCGCCATCAAATTGAAAGTTTAATGACCCGCTATGCATCACTTTATTACTTTTGTGGTTAATAGGTGAGCGAAGTTTTGAAACGAATCCGACGCCACCAAGTTTAACGCTAGGAGATTCAGAGTCTAATGCAGCGGATACAGCAGCATCGTTGAACTCTCCATCAATAGCACCCCATCCGCGAATGTCACCCTCTTCTCTCCACTGCTGAATTTTAATATGCTGATCCATCGATGGGATTAGAAGATATCCATTTGGACCCGCTAGCTCTTGTCTTAATTGGTCAGGGTCATACTTCAGCACATTAGGAAAATAGAACTGCTGGGAACCATACGCATCATAAACAGCCATAGAATGGCCTTGTACAGTTACGAATTTGGCAATCTGTCCGTTATATACAGGATAACCAGCAGCGTTAATGATGATTGGTTGCGAAACAGGAACGTGAGAGCCGTCTTCGTTCTCCACATAAACCTGAATCTGGTTTTCAGGATTTACCGGGTCAGTGTCAATTTTTCCTATATAAATTTTGCCATTGGCTACCGCTTTAAAAGAACGAGCCATAGTGAAGAGTTGCGAAGGCATCGATACGATCACATTGGCTGTAATGTCTGTCATTTAATTTGCTCCAGATACAAGGAATCGCCGCAGCATGGCTACGGTGAATTTTGGGCATAAAAAAACCCAGCCGAAGCTGGGTAGTTGCGTTGGTTATCTGTCAGTAGTTATGTACTGAAGGAGGTAATTCTTTATTCTTAAGTCTCATCCATGCGGAAAGATTCGTTGGTCCGTCTGGCTCATTAATATCAACATCTCGTGTGTGGTTTATTAAAACGTCTCTCGCCATTCCGATAACATACGAGAATTCATGACCGTAGTCGTAGCATCTTCCGGAATAGTTCGATTGAATTTGTTTTAATGCCGGATACAGTTCGCGGAATAATGCCTGTGAGCGGTTGGCATAATCCCATAGCCATACAAGGCTGTTTGCTTCTTTTGCAGAAAGCTCGTTGGTTTTCTTCTCTTGTTTGCCGATGAACTCACCTTCAAGCACTACCCTGTGGATGTACTCTACGGCTTGCGGTATCTGAGATGCATCAAGCTCTTCAATACTTTCCACATTGAAACGCTGATGAATCATTGCATAAGCTTCTGGGTACATTAGATGCTTTTTGCTGACTAGCATATTTACAGCATCACGAAGCGGAGTCCTGTCATCAACAGATGTTTTCTTACGTGCATTTTCTGACTTTCCCTTTGTCCAGTAGTCATGCAGTACAGTAAAGCATTCTTCCTGGTACTGAATCAGTTTATCGCGGATGTCAGCTCGAACTTTCTCAGGGTTGATGCTGAACAGCCATCCATTTAACTTCTTCAAAGGAAGGCAGAGTAGCTTACGAAGCTTCCCATCAGCGGCAACCATATTCATATGAATACAGTTGAACTTATCTAGTTGTTTCATAAGTTTTTGTTGCTGAGTACCCCAACTCATTCCAAGGTTTTCAACGATTGGCTTCATCGCAACGTATGCAACTCCGGCAGCCATGGCGGTGATAATTTGCTGACCGTTGAATGGTACGTAAGAGGTGTTCACTGCTTCTAAAATTGCTATACTATTCATGTTGGTTTTTCTCCACGGATTTACTGACAACCGAAGCCCTGACTGTTCCCGCAGTTGGGGCTTCCACTTTACGCGCCAATGCGCCCTTCCTTCTTAAAGCTTTCCATTACTCTCTGATAAATCTCAGAGTTAACAGACCGACCATTCTCTTCCGCCACCTTGCGTACCAAATCCAATACTTCTTTAGGCCACCGCAAATTGAACTGCGGCATCTTGCTCATTCCTTTCATATTCACCTCACAATATAGGTCCACCATGGACCTATTGAGAATATAGTAGAGTGCTTCTATCATGTCAATACACTAACTTGGAGTGATGGCATGGCTAGAGATGATCCGCACTTTAACTTCCGTATGCCTATGGAAGTAAGGGAGAAATTAAAATTCAGGGCGGAGGCGAATGGGAGATCAATGAACTCCGAGTTGTTACAAATCGTCCAAGATGCTCTATCAAAACCATCGCCTGTGACTGGATATCGTGACGATGCAGAACGACTCGCTGATGAGCAGTCAGATCTTGTTAAGAAGATGGTGTTTGATACGCTGAAGGATTTGTACAAAAAACCCACCTGACGGTGGGTTTTATTAGTGCTTGTATAGGTTGAACTCTCTATCAAGCCATATAACAAAAAATGTCGATCCAAGACGATAACCAACCATGGCTTTCAAATCATCAAATCTAAAAGCCAAGAAATGATCTACGTCTTCCGTTATATGACTGGGGATACCTGCTTTAATTGCACCCCTTGCAATCTTCTCAAATCCAAGCTTATGCCTACCTTGCTGCTTAATCTCTGCCCATGTTAGTTGACTTAATCTGTATAATTTATCAGCTAAGCCAGCTTTCTCATCTTTTTGGCATTTCGTTATGCAGTGAGAGCTTTGGATGTAACAGAATGAAAACTTCGGTTTCTTTTGATCTGAATTCCCCCCTGACTGCGGCCCTAACTTTAACTTACCTGTAGATTCAGCAGGGGGGATAATCCTTTTAGATTTTCTTGCCATCTCGTTAGTTAATCCGAGTTGCAAAGTACTCTGCCATCTCCTTAGAGCTAATTTCAGAACCACCAACACCCTCAATATAGTTTGATCTCCATGGTGACTCTTCGTGTGTCATGTTCCTCAGTTTCCAGGCAGAAAATTGCCCAAAAACATCCCAGACTTCTTCTAATAGCTCTAACTGTTCTTCGCTGAATTTTTCAGCATCAAAAGACTCTGGAGAAGGGATAGCGCCATTACCATATTGTTTATAACGGCGATAAAGCTCAGGGACAACAGGGCCATGCATCCAAGCTTCCATCTTATTCTGAAAAAGAGGCTCGCCAAGCAACGCCAATGAAAAACCCTGAGCATAGTAAACAAGCTTTTGTAATTTTAAATTAGAGATTGTGTCACCGCTATCCTCGTCACACCGCGACAGGAAGTAGTCGGCGACATCAAAACAAGTAAGCATGAACACACCTCCATCTTGATAGCCACAGCTAAGTATCCAACTATGTCAAATGTCATTTAATACTATAACAAAGCTATCAGCAATCCTTCGGAGGCTAACTTACAACCACTTTAGCGACATGTTTAAACCATTACGTTTCACATTTACTGCATTTTCGCCGAAGTTACCTATAAGGTAATGTCACATTTCCTGCAAGTTTCATGCAATGTTGAAAAGTGAGCTATTCACTTTTCTATGACACCAAACACCAAAAATAGCACTTTTTGCTAAATCATTCGTCCAAGTTGTGGATGGTTTGTCGTTGACACGTTTTCACACACCACTCCACCAATAAAGTATCATCTGGTATCCTGCGAAAAACTAAGGAGGTTGGTGTGTTAGAAATAGTAGTACTCGCTCTTGGGATATCCTGTTGCGTACTATATGCAGGGTTAGCTGCCCTCAAGAAACAGGTTAAGGAATTAGATCGCTCACATGAAATTGATACAAAAATTGCGCGATTAACTGAAGAGAATAAACACTTAAAAAATTCCATAAGGGCACTAACTGATGACAACTACAAACTGTCCCATGCATTGGCTAAGTGGGAAATAGTAAGTTATGAAAGAATGACCGACATGATTTTTTCGTCTTATATGGCTACAAAATCTCCTGAAACATCAGGAAAAGCAATAATTGCAGCCATTGAAAAGAGAATTAAATAGCCTTCCTTGGCGTTCATTTCTACTGCCTGGTAGCTTCGTTAGTTAGGAGAGGGCGAACGGCGTTAGCAGCCTGATTTAACGCTCGCTCATATGCCGGAGTTCCAGGCTTGACGTTTGCAAGGCGGAGAAGCATGTTTCTTGCTGCTTTGGACTCATACAAGCGCATCATTGCACCAAAACCAGCCTCAAGCCCCATTGATACGCCAAGGGTCGCAGTTGCGCCAATCGTCCTTATCCTGTTGGCTTGCGATTGCCCCGTCTGAGTTACTACATTTGCGGTGTCTGACCTTGCTGTTTGCTGTAGAACTTCATGAAGAGCATCAAGCTCTTTCATGTGCTTTCCAGAAAAAATAGTGTTGTAAATTTCACCGCCTGACTGAGATTTCAGCTTATTAACTTCAGTGATGAACTTGGCTGGAGAGTCCCCGGCCTTTTCCGCTATTTTGCTGACGTAAGCTGCACGCATAGCATCTTTCCCCTTATCATCCAGTGCGCTCCAGATTCGTTTCACGTCAGATGGTTTTCTGCTTAATACAACGGTATTTATAAGTTCAGGACTGGCTTCACTGCTTGCCTTGTTGAGCTTGTTGGCAATGTTTTTATTAAGCACCTTATTATAAACGTTTGCATAATCGGAATTTGCTTTAAGGTATTTTGCTGCGTCTGACGCACCGAGGTTTTTTGCAACTGCGTTACGAAGGTCTTTTGACATTGCATTCTCTACCATATTGGTAGCTGCTTTTGCCTGGTTGGGGAAGACCATAGCATCTCCCTGAACATTAGATCTAAATGCTGTTCTGTGCTGACGCAAGAGATCAAACGTAACATCCAAATCAGTTGCAGGGTTTGCTAATTCTTCACGTAGGTTACGCAAGGATGTAAGCAGGCTTTGATTGGCAGACGTCCCAAGCCGTTCCTGTCTTGCGATCGCTGTATTCAGAGCATTCATGGTATTTGTGGTATCAACTGCGGCATTACCCATTTTATTGGTGACGTCATTGATAACAGCGCCAGCGGCATCCTTCCGCCCCCTTAACGTGGTGGTCAGAGATTTCACCACATCATCAGGGTTGTACTCACCAAAACGGTCAAAATAATTGCTTACCAGCTTACTACGCGTTGCATATTGCTCCGCTCGCTTTGAGCCTGTCCCGAGCAAAGCCCCCTCGGCATCCTGAGTAAGGCCGCGAGTGAAAGCATTTTTCGGCGGGATAACATCAGATGTCATTGGTGTCACGCCCATCGATTCTGATGTGGCAATTTTCTTCGCTACTTCTGGCGCAATATCACCTTTTATAGCCGTTATTCCACGCCCTATTCCCTTTGCTGCTGCGGAAAGAACCCCCTGAGCGGCAAGGTTAACTCCGGCATTTTTTGCTGCATTTTGTGCGAAATCGCCTTTCTGATTTGCGGCCTCTGCCAGTGATCCAATAGCCATGCTTCCTGCCGTTCCAACTCCTGGAACTAAATACCCGCCAATTGTTTCTCCAGTTTGCGCATAAGGGTCTGTCGGTCGATCGACTGGACGATAGACATCATCCAATACTTTTGGACCACCAAGCCCCTGACTGATTGCATTAATCAGACTTGCGCCACCCTGCAATACGTCAAATGGTATGTTTACCAGACCACGACCAGCCTGTTCTGCAATTTGCCCTGCACTTTGACCACCAGTGAGCCAATCGCCAGCTTGTTGCATCAATGATGGTTCTTCACGTGCTGGTTCATTGCTATCCTGGCTGACAGTTTGTTGCTGAACAGACTGTCCAGCAAAATACTCATCAATGGCAGATCCAATATCTTCCGTGCTCGTACCATCAGGGAAGGTAAATGTCTTACCGTTTGCAGTTACTTTCATCATTCCACCGTAAATTGAATGCCTGATTTTGAGGTATATGATCCAACCTGATTCGGTGTTTCTCCTGAAGGTGTCGAATCTTGCGCTGGTGCTGCGTCAGTATTCATTGACATATACCGCTTAACGGCACTCCCCAATGATTCACCTTTTTTAACATCCAACCCCAATATCTGACCGCCATTACGCGATTGTCCAGGGTTGCCATTCGCGCTCATCCACTCGGCTTTAAACTCATTAAACTGCGCGTTTCGTCGCTCAAGGTTTGCCATTGCATCAAGCCATCTTGCGACCGTCTCAGGGTTATCCATGTCAGTTGGCGCACCCTGTCGAACGATCTCAACGTCTTTATCCGTTGCTGGGCCGGGAGGTAGGAATTTAAGAACCTGACTGTTAACAAGGGCATTTTGGCGGATGCGCAAATCACGCAATGTCGTATCGCTTCCGGTAAGTTTTGCGAACATGTTCTGTGCGTTACCGAACAAACCTGTCGTTGGTTTTTCTGCTCTGAACTGTTGAGCAAGCGCACTCATAGAATTGGCTGAGTTTGATGATGCTGTGGCATTGTTTACAGCCGTCTCGATGCCTTTTTCCATGTTTACTGACAGCTTAGGTGCTTCACTAATCAACTGCTGAGCCTTTTCCTGCGCTTGCTGCATCTTAAACCCGAACTCTTGCTGATCCAGAGCCAAGCGTTGTGCTGCGATATTGTGCCCAGTCATTGCTGACTGATAGGAAAGGTTTTGCCCTCTCGCCTGAAGTGCTTCACCAGCCTGATTGCTGCGGATTGTCTCTGCCAGCCTGCCTCGGTCAATTTCACGACCAGCCATCTTATCCTGAACAGCAAACGCCTTTTCTGGTCCAAGCGCACCGAGAGACATAGTAGTCAGCATGTGTGATAGCTGCTCTGGATTCTGGATACCTGTCTGAATCATCCAGTCAGCATTCGCCCCCACGCGATTTAACCTGTCCTTGTTGTCAGTAATGAATTTACTGTAGGCTTCCGGTCCCTGAGAAAGAGCGACGTTAGCCCTCATGGCTAAATCGCCCATATCGTTGCGTTGCTGCTCATTAAGACCGGAAAACGCCTGTTGTGCCTGTGCAACAAACGCTGGATTTTCCTGGGCAAACTTAAATAGTCCAGATGGATCACCAGAAGCCCATGCATCAGCATGAACCTTATTGAACGCACTAATCGCTTTCTGTTGCTGTTCCTGATTGTAAATATCAGCAACTCCAGCCAGACCACGTAACGCGGTCAGACCAACGTTATTTGCACCTGAGCGAGCCAGTTCATTGTTTTCGCGGATCAGACCAAGCGTTGCGTTAATGTCGCTTGCCTTTGGCGCATTCTCATTTTGCGTACCGATGCCAGCCAGAAAACCACCAGAATTAATACCCTGTTGCCACGTAGCCATTGATTACCCCTTAATAAAGCAGTGAACTAAGCAGACCGATACCAGCACCGATACCAGCACCCCACGGAGTTGATGAACCAATTAATTTCGCAAGTCCAGCCCCAGCAATAGCACCAGACGCACCCCCGCCAATAGCAGATTGCATTGCTGATGGTCTGTTGGCATTTGCCGCTGCAAGAGCCGCACTTTGCTGCGAAATCTGACTCATGTTGTTGGCATATGTCTGCCCGGCGTTTGCCTGACCTTGCAGTGCGCCAAGACCAATATTTGCCAGATTCTGGTAGTTGTTCATCTGACCAGATAGCCATTGCTGACCAAGCGTTGGTGCGATTGTTGCTAACTGATTACTGGTTGCGGTGGAACCTAATCCACCTGTTGCTTCCGCTGCCGCCAGACTCTGATAGCGAGCCTGACCAGCAAGATCTTTGTACTGCTGAGAGTTGTAATACTGGTTAAGTGCCTGACCTTGCCCTTCCAGAGACGATAAGTTCTCAAGGCTGCCGACATACTTCCCAGCCAGAGGAGTAAACGGCTTCAGGTTGTTCATGATGGTGTTGAACTGCTGATTTTGCAGGTCTGCGGCATACTTCTGAGCTTCTGCGGCATACTTTGCACTTTTATCAGAACTGCCACCTTTCCCGCCTTTTTCAGGGCAATAAGGTTCCTCGCCGCGCAGTTTTCTGCCCAGCTTAAATGCATATAACATGGCTATCTCCCGTGATTCAGGAAGTCGATTAGTTCTTCGCGCGTGGCGCTGTAAAAAGTCACGTCATCCACGCCTTTAAAGTATTTCTTGATGGTTCCGACACGCTTAAGGCCAATCATTGCGCAGTAAATCTGCCCGTGGCGGAATTTGCGTGCGGCGAACGATGTGACGCACTGAACGGTGGTGTTAGTCAGAATATATCGCCAGAACGCCAGCCCGATTTCCTTGCTGAAGCCGCGAACCTCTGGCAGGTACATGGCGTGGCAATCGAATGTCAGCGGCTGAATCTCCTGATAGTAAACAATGCCGCCGAACTGCCCGTGCACGTTCACCTCAAAGTAACGGCAATCATGTTTATAGTCGTATCCATCACCGTTGTTGCTCCCGGCAATAATGTCAGGGTGATTTCCGACTGCTTCGATCAAGTCGATGTTTCGCGTTGGTTTGAATGTAATCATCAGTCAATCAGCCCATGTAATCTAAGTGCTGTTTCAAGCGCCAGAATACGCTGCCGCGCCTGCTGCAAACCTGTAGCGAGAGCCGCGACTTCGGATTGTGTGTACGTAGTGCCGACCGTGTATGACTGGTTAGCGTTGAATGAGCCAAGAAGAGGTATACCTGTGGCTGCAGTCCATCCGGTATTTCTTGCTCCAACAACCTGAATTCCATCAACTGAATATGATGTTTTTACATCCAGCGGTGACGCAAGAGACTGCGATTCTGTTACGGTTTTCGATACGTAATCACTCTTAATGTCAGATACATCGCTTTCTACGCCATCCAGTCTTTGGTCAACAGTGACCAGATGCGCCTGAATATCGATAACCTCATCCAGCAAGTGATCAACATCGCTACGCAGTACGACTATCTTCCCTTCGGCGGTTGTTAACCTGACCTCAAGGAGATTTATCGCTTTTGTGTTTGCGGTGATTCTTGCGTCGTGATCAGCCAGTTCGACGTCCTGTTCATCGTTTTTTACCTGGGCATCGTAAGCGCCCTGACCAGCCTGATTTGCCTTCCCGGCAATTGCACCGACATCAGCACCCTGATTTATGACATACAGAAGGTAAGACTGGCTGAATATATTGCGTGGAAGGATTGATGTATCGAGCCGCGTCGCCTGCACAATAACAGGGGTGTTGAGATTCGAATCAGCCATTACTCAATCCTTATCTGGCAACCAGACAGGGTGACAGGTGACTTCGTGATAACGCGCAATTTGAAACCGACATTTTTCCTGATGCGCCCGACACGCTTCCACAAAACGCGTTTGTCGTAAACGAACGGTTCATTCTGCTCAATCATCTGCTCACGACCGTAATTGATGCCGTCAGTAGTTGCAGAGAGAAAAAGGCGGTCAGCGTACTGCGCAACACCCGTTGAAGATTCAACTTCAAGGTCGAAAACTCTGGCGTTATCCGCTTTGAACAACGGAGTAAACAGCAGGTGTTCCTGTTGCTTGTCGTACTGGCTGCTGATGTCGAATTGCAATTTCCCGGTCACGGAATCCAGCTTATCGCCGCACGTTATCTGATTGCCTTCGTAAATGAAGTCGATAGCGCGGTACACATCGTCATACAGGCCTGTTTTCAGTACACACCATTGCGGACCATTGGCGCTTGAAGATGCGTCGTACACCAGAACATGGCGCGGAAGATGGATAATCAGCAGCTCATGCGCATCAAAGCGCAACGATTCCATCACGCCATCAGCCAGTTCATCAGCAGTGTAGGAACGAAGGATTTTCTCAATGCTCGCGCTGGCGATTGGTGATACCTGACCGGAGCCGATGATGTATACAGACGGCGCACCTGTTGCCGGATTGCTGATGAACGCATAAGAATCAGCGAATGGTGTTTTGCAGTAAGTCCCGGCAATACCTTTCTGCACCATCAGCGATGGCTGTGCGACATACAAAGCGGCACCAACGGTGGTTGCCCCCGTCAGGGAGAAATATTCAATCGTCGATGAGCCAAAGCAGACGATGAAGTCTCGCCATGTTCCGATGCCGATGATGCCGTCAGGCTGCGATTCTGCGCGATATTGTGCGCTGTAACGGTCAGGATGCGATTCGTCTTCAAGGTCAGTGATAAACCATGAATCAGTACCGTCTTTTGACCACGCATAACGCCCGCGTAAGCGCGTAATGTCACGAACAGAACCTAACTCATACTGCGTGAATCCGCTGTCTGTAGGCCAGTTTGAGACTCTTTTAACCGTGCCATCATAACGATACTCGACCAGTTGGCCATTAACGCCTACAGCCTGAGATGTCCGACCATGCGCCATTGATACACGACCACTTCCGGCAACATCACCGACTTCACTTTCTCCTTTGTACAGCTTGCCGCCACACACGCGATAAACAGCACTCTGCGCCATGTTGTACTCAACTCCGCGCGATACGCCGTTCACATCAGAACGTTTGGCAATGCCCGGGAATGAGCGAAGATATCCGCTGCTGTTCAGGATTTCTTTGGGTGTAGCCAACATATTCACTGGCAGATAGTCGATATAGTCGGCGTTTCTAAAGTCTTTGCCGACACCTTTCATAAGCGGAAGTTGCTGAATCGGCATTTATTCACCTCACGTACTCGGATCATCTTTCTCGATGTAAAACCGATTCCACGTAAACGCGCTTTTGTTACCACTACCGCGAGGCATGTCATTTCGCCGCTCAAGTGGTGGTATTTTGGTTAAAGCGATACAGATTGTCTGATATGCACTGTCAGCAGCGGTAAGGAGAGCGTCTGACGGCTGAATGACGTTATCCATGCACACTTGCACAGCGAGTTTCAAAGCGACGCCATCATTTGCCCATGCAGGGATACCTGAATCATCGTCAGGTAACGGCATGATGCCGTTTTCTGTATCAGCAAACTGATACCCAAGCTCGATACCTTTAGCCTGCCATGCTGCCATCATGTCTTCGAGGTCATTAATGGCATCTTCAATTGCCTGAGGGTCAGCATCTGTCAACGTGGCATTGGAATACAGCCCAGCTTTTCGTAAAGCCTTAAGAACGAGATCACCCTTCGTTTTCGCCATCTTCTTCCGCCTTAGCCACTTTTTGCTTCGTTGCGGTTTCTTCAGGGGTTTTTACCCAGCCTTTTTTCAGGTGAGATTTAACTTCTTCGTCATCAACAATGATGTAATCGACAGCAAACTGACCACAGGTGATCATGTTGCCCGACTTATAGAGCATTGTTCGTGCCATTGTCTTCTCCCAATAAAAATGGGGCCGAAGCCCCACCAAAATTACTGCCCGGCAATAACGATGCCCGTATATTCAGGAACAAGTACAGAGCAACCGTACAGAGTGGTGAAACGAGCAGTGGTTACGCCTTTGATGTGGTCGAAGGCGTAAGACATGATCAGCGTAGCGCCCTGCTCGGTGGTTGCTGTCATTACCTGTGGACCCTGACCAGTCGGGAACGCCAGTTTGCCGTACATCAGCTCAACAGAACCATCAGCCCAGAACAGGTTAGCAGGTGCTGCGTTCTTGTTGAGAATGGTGATTGCTGCTGATGCTGCCGGTTTGGCATCGACGTTTGCATATGGACGACTCGCAACATCGGTATTTTCAACAGGGAGAATCTTTGGAGAGATTGTTACGGTAGTTCCGCTAACAGCCAGAACACGGAATACCTGCGGTTGCCCGGTGGTATCTTTTGTGATCTGGTGTACGGAATTCACACCGGCAATGGTGAACGCATCACCAACCTGCAAGCCAGATGCAGATACCGTAATAGTCCCCTGTCGGTTATCAACTGGCATACCATTTGAATCTTTCGCTTCAACCTTGTGTTCAGGTTGGCCTGATACTGTCAAGGATTCAGCGCTTCCTTTCGGTAATCGACCAGAAATATCGGTCTTGTAGCTATCAAAGGAAGCAACCGGAGGGATCTGCGCTTTTTCGTATGCTGTCAGGGTTGCGCCCTGAGCGTAGGCACGGTGACCAAGCTCGCCAGCAAGGTCTTTGTAGTTGAAGGGGTTCCAGAAAGAGCGACGGTTGATACCCTGCGGTACACCAATCGCCGTCATGGTGGCATCAATACCTGCCGCACAGTTCCACAAATCACGGCCCTGTGAACCTGTGGTTGAGTCAGCCATCGTGATCACGTTAGTAGCACGCTGCGTGACCATGGAAATCAGGTCAGAGTCAATCTGTGCAGCAAGGCGCATACCTGCGGCTCGACCAGCTTCAGTTTTATGTTCCGGGTCACGCATTTCACGCGCATCCAGAGTGTACAGAATGTTTTTCGGCTCCTTGAACACAGAAGGAACAAGGCGCTGAACCAGTGCTGTTGGCGTTTTGCCGCTGAGGTCTAGGCCTTCCTCAATATTCATGTGGTAATGCTGCGGACGATACAGAACATCACCTGCTCGCTGCATTGCTGTATCACCGGGACGGAATTTTTTAGCGTTACGGGAAACTACGCAGGCGGCCTCAAAGCCTTCAACGTAGTTTTCGAACATGATTTCAAGGTCTTTTGCTAATTGGTTAGCCATGCTTAATGCTCCGATAGGTTATTTTTTTGCCTTTTTAGCGGCGAAATACGGCGTCCAGTCACCAGTTTCCAGCGCCTTGGCTTTCAATTTGCCGAGGTTGTTGATTACTGCGCCGTTGCTCCCCTTAACTGTCGGGGTTGTGGCTGCCGTGGTTTTTGCTTTTGGCATGATTCTGGCCTTCGATTCGATACGTTCCAGCAGACGACCAATTGCTACGGGGTTGGTAGCTTCTGCCAGTTGCTTGCGCAGTTCAGCGTTGCGACCGAGTGCCAGAACAACGATTTCCGGCTTCTCTGACTCAAACAGGATCGCGTTTTGTGTCTCGATGGGGATTTCCTCGAGTACGGCCTGTTCTGCTTCCTGATAGCCAGGAACTTTGAGAGCCTTAACACGTTGCTGATATTTGGATAATCGCTCTTGATAGGCAGCCTGAAGCTCCTGCTCCTTCTGCTTGCGAGCCATCTCCTGTTGCTGGTACTTGCCGTTATCCTCTGCCCACTTAGCCATGCGTTGCTGGTAGATTTCTTCATCGAAACCGATGTCCTCATCATCCAGTTTTGGCATTCGCGGTGGTTGAGTGATTACCGGCTGCTGCTCGACGGGTTTCTGAGACTGACGCATCAGCTCTTTCAGCTCGCGGTCTTTCTCTTTAATCGTCTTGCGCAGGTGTTTTACCAGTCCATGCTCTGCGCCATCTTCGCTGGTTGGCGAATCCAGCTTTTCGTCACCAAAGTAGAATTCCTGTTCTGATTCGTCGTCATCAGTTTCAGTAGCTTCCTCTGCATCATTGCCGGAGGACTCACTGCCATCTTCTGTTTCGACTTCTTCAGCCAGTTCGACATCATCAGGAATCTGCTCTGACGCGTCGGTTTCGATTTCAACTTCTGGTGTGTTTTCTGCCATCTGGTCCATTTGTTACCCCTGTTTACTCGATGTTCAGCCCATCGGAAGGCAATAGGGTGCCAGGCCTCATAAAGACAGCCATTGCACGTTATGGGTTAATTACTGCTGTGGTTGTTGCTGAGTTGGTTTTTGCAGGATACTGCTGATGTCCATGCGCTGCGCATGGCCCTGTGCCTGACTTTTCAGGACAAGCTCTGCATCAGCACGGGCATTGTCTCCTTGCTGTTGCTGGAACTGTCCTAGCAGTTTCAGAGCCTCGCGGATATCAGATTTCTGCTGGCTATCGGCAGATGCGAGGATTTTCACAACATTTGCCGCTGCAACCTGAGCATCAGTCTGTGCCTGGAATGCTTTAACCTGAATGGATGCCTGTTCGTTCTGCGCTTTCTGCAATTCAGCCTGACCAGCAAGAAGCTGACCTTGCGCAGCAACCATAGCCGGATCTGGCTGACTGGCCTGTTGTTGTTTCGCCTGCTCAACCATTTGCTGCTCTTCTGGCGTTCTCGGCTTGATAACTCCAGACAGAAGCAACTGATTGCGGTTGTATTCTTTAAGGTCGTCCATCCCTTCGCCGTCCATATTGTCGAGAATCATCGACGATACAAGGTCGTGCTTCGGCGTTCCTGGTGGGATAAGTGCCAGCATGGAAAGTAACGACTTAACCGTTGCGTCACGGCGAGTAGCGAACGACTGACCGACATCGACAGTCACTTCATAGTTACCCTGCGAAAGGTCGTTAAGCGCGATAACCTGCCCTGTCTGACGGTCAACCACTTCACCAGTCATCAGCGCCACGTCATCGCTGCCGTCCTCATTAACGATACGCATCGGCGTATCACTGCCATAGACTTCACGAGCCATAGAAAGCCACACGACGCCAGCGCGGCGCATGGATTTAGCCATATTGTCCATGTAGATATAGGACTGCGTGTCCATCCGGTTAAAGATGCTATCAACGGTATCGGTGGCGACGTTGCTCGGCATGTTCTCAAGCTGCGACGCACCTGTAATTTGCTGAATAGCCGTTCCGGTGTACTGCAATAGCCCGGCAAGAGCAGGAGGCATTTGTGTCGGAGGTGTATAACTGCTGACCTGAGCCTGCGCAGTAATATCTCCGTTTTTGTTTTTCAGACTGACCATCGGCAGGAACGCCGGGCGCTTTTTGTTGCGCTCCGCCCAATGAGTGGCGAGAGGACCAGGAATCATGTCAACATCAACTACAGGAATGCCATCACCGCCAGCCTGAGTAGCGTTATCTGCAATCATGGAAACCATCAGGTTCTCAAGACGCTGTGCATCCATCGCTTTTGCTGCGTGACCTTCGATTCGCTCCTGATTATCAACAAATGAGCGACGCCCATATACCGGGATGAGAGGAATATGTTCGCCCGGAATACGCTTCGGTTCTTCCAGCCATTCAGCGCCAGACAGAAGACCGCAATAAACTCGGCGTTTCTTCACTGTCCGCTCACCAATCAGTTCGAATGCGCCATCGGTCAGCTCGTCGACAATATCTTTGATTTGATCTTCATCATAGATTGCCGTTTCTCCGCTAACAGGGTTACGCCATGCTGTGAGCTTCACCTTCTCTATGCGAACTTCGTAGTAGCGTCCAACATAGATGGCATCGGGCGTTGACCAGTCATACTGAGTACCAGTGTCATCACGAGAAAGGCTTGCCGCGATGGAATCAGGGTATTCAGCTTCGAACGCTTTAGGCGTCATGGAGAACATTTCCATAGCCCACATAGCATCAGAGCGGTCATATTGCTTGCTGTCCTGATCGAAGAAGACGCATGTCGCTGGGTCGTAAACAGGGAGAAGGCTTATACGGCGTTGCTCATTACTCGGATCCATTTCATCTTCGTAATCGGCACACATGCGGAAACAACCGAATCCGCCCGTTACAGCATCATCAAATGCGTTATCACACGCTTCACCACCGGATGTTTCCTGATAGTCAGCGCGGAATTTACCATTCATCTTTTCGGCTAACGCTTCCGATGCCTTATCGTCCTTCGGCCTGAATTTAACGCTGATGCGATTCTGTCGATACTCGCCAATGATGCGATCACATTCACGGGCAATCTTATTCAGTTCAAAGCGCGGGTAATGCTCAAACCTGCCTTCATCAAATGAGTAACCAGCGTTTGTGCTGCCTTCCCACTGTGCGCCGGATACCCGGACGAAACGTTGAGCCTCAATAATCTGCTCACGCATATCCTGCGTTGCTGACCAGGCATTATCAAAGTTGCACAGCACCTTGCGATGCCAGTCAGTCATCTTTTTTTCTGCCATATCAACCTACACCACAAGGAATTGAGTAACTGGAATAGTCGGGTTGCGCAGCCGACTCCGGGCAATGCATACACATCATCAGCGCATCAGCCAGGTTAGGAGATGGAATACCGAGCTTCTGCTTCATTTCGACCTTAGTCATTAGCTCAAGCTTCCCGTTGTTATTGAATTTGCGCTGAATCTGCGTCAGTTCTGCAAACAGCTTCTCCAGCATCTTCTCGCCTATCGCTTCTTTGTCGAAACTCAGCATGTCGTCGGGGTCTGCATACTCACCGTGAACAACCGCCCGATATGTCAGATACAGCCTATCAGCCAGTGCGTAATAGAATTGCGCTCGCTTATTGCGGAAAACATCGCCAATAGTGCGAACGTTGTCACCCTGTACGACTTCATCAGCCCATGCTCCGGCCTGATACGGCGCGTCTTCATCGAATGGCGATTCGCTGCCCTTGAACATCGTGGCGGTGATTTTCTTGCCGGAGAACGCTTCCGTTGTCTGTCTGCGTAGCCCTGCACCGACACCATCGCCATCCCACAGGTAATGATCAGCGCCGTCTTCAATCGCCAGCGAAGTAGCCCAGTCAGCACCCTCGTTGATGTCCATCAGCAGACCTTCGGCAATGCGCTTAACCACCGAACCGTGACGCGATGCATAACCTTTAGCATCCGGTCCTGTATCTGACGGGTCATGCGCAGAGACAACAGCGCCTTTCGCCTTCCATCCGAGTTTCTTGTGCGCATCGGTTGCGGCTTCAAGCCATTCACGTTTGATGATTGCCATATCACTTGCGCTTACTGGCTCACCAAGCCAGATGTGACGATACAGTGTCGGATTTCTGCGTTTGCACTCTTCCATCTCCAGACGGAGAACTTCAGGAAAGTGCGGGTTGTCGGTGTAGTTCACCGTCAGCAGGCAAATATCATCGGGAGGATTTACAACGAATCGCTGATAGGTATCGTCGAGGATGTTTTTCGGGTTAAAGCTCACCCATATTTCAGAGAACGGCTTACGGATGGTCGGTATCAGGATATCCCATGATTCCTTCGTTACCGCTTCCGCTTCTTCCACCCAGCAGATATCAATACCTTCGAGCGATTTAATCTTCGTCGGGTTGTTTTTTATGCCGTAGAACATGAATTCAGCATTCGTTCCGAGATGACGAATCATTGAACGCTGAATTTCAAACTCAGCCGAATACCCTTCCCGCTCTATGGTGTCTTCAAGCAACCGGATTACCGAATCACTGATACTGTTTTGCAGTTCACGAGCACAGAGGATGCGCACCGGCTGCCGACGCGCCGCTTCAACAAGCAGCCTCGCGATTGCCCATGACTTACCGCTACCTCGACCGCCTTTGGCGACTTTGTAGCGATGCGCCTCAATGAACGGTTCAAAGATAGGATTAATCGAGGTCATTTTCCGAATAGAGTGCTCATCGGTGATGTTTCAATCTGAATTGCGCCGCCGTCCTTACCGACAAGCTCGTTAGTTACCTTGTCGCCATACTTACGGGGATTCATTCGGGCCAGCGCCCATTTGCGGGTATCAACGCGAAGTCTTGCCTTTGCCACCTCAGCAGCATCTGGAATCGCATTGTCAGCAATTTCGAATATCTCTTCGAAAATAGAATCAGCTCGTGCCTCAGTTGCCTTCGCGTACTTGTCGCGAAAATCCTCATGCTTTGCCAACCAGCGGAAAACAGTGGACTTATCCGGCATACCAGGACGCTTACATACTTTCAGCAAACTTTCGCCAGAAGAAAGCAACGAGCAGATATCGTCAGCCACCTCCGGCATATAATCAGAGGGGCGACCAGCTTTTGGTTCAGTCGCCATATTCATCTCACTTAGTTGTTATTTCAGGCTGAGGACTCTTTCGCGCCTTCAATCAGTGACTGCTTCAGCAATTCGAGTGTGCCAATCGCCTCGCATAAACTGATTTCACCATCGTAATCATGGATGACGCTTTCCAGCCTCTCGTATAGCTCTTGAGTAATTGGGAATTTCTTCTCCTTACCAAGATCAACGACGCTTGTCATAGAGGATTCCTATAATTTTGAATATCCAGACTCAAATACCTCAGCAGGAGAATATGATTCATATCCATCCTCATAGACAACGTAATAGCCTCCAGACATTGGTCGGTGCTTACAGATATATTCCGCGCTAACATCAAATGCTGCGTATTTCTTATCATCCGGATGAATAATTGCCCCATAACTAGAAGAGCCAGACTTACCAGGCTGATCTGGGTTTGGCTTATGTTCTATAGAGCCAATCTTCAGGGCGCGAACTTTTTTGTGGCACTGGTATCTCGGCATTTCTTGTTCAGTCATCTCTTACACTCCGGTAGTGAACAGGTCTAACGCTTCCTTCGATTTACGCACCGCTTCGATAGTGCGGGTCGTGATATCTGAATTAGCGCCACCTGACTGGAAGTGAATTTTGAATAGCTCAAGCTTCAGTTCGTCAGTGCCAATGAATTGAAATGCTTCTTCTGCGGCTGCGTTCTGGTTCATGACCAGTTTGTAAATCTCTAACTGGAATTTCTGTTCTTCAGTCATGGGAATAATCTCTGCCATTGTTGGCTCCGTTTATCCGTTAAAAGGGATATCAGTTAAGTTATCCCGTGTAGGGTATAAGCCATTGTCAAAGCCACTCTGTAGGGAATGGCTTTTGTAATAACTACTGTTCGCTTAGCTTCTGCTTCAGCAAGTAACCTTCGAGCATCCAGATTTTGTTTACAGCATTCTGCCGAGCAATCTTCCGACCAATTTCTGCATCAAAGTTTCCCTGGCTTGCACAGGCACTCTCTCCGGTGACGGTGAAGCCATTCTTCAGCACCAGTACGCAGAAAGTGAGCAACTTCAATGGTGATAAATCACGATCGCCTTCCTCTGGTTTTTCCCTGCCACAATATTCGTTGCTGGAAATGGCACCATTTCGTCCATCATAAGCAGTAAAGTAATGCTCGCTTTTAATCACGTCTTCGATGTGCTGCGGGGTGATTCGCGGTTCCGTTTTGCCTTTCTCAACGATTTCTTTTTCGATTTGCTGGTCGTTCATAATTATGACCCTGTGGAGTGGTTGCTTGATTAGGATGTCTTTCCATCAGTCCGCCACCACAAAGAATCTTTTTTGCCATAAGGCAGGAGGTTCATCTTTCAGTGGCTGCCAGTGTTATTTCCCCACTTACTGGCTTGGGTTGTTTCGCTGTACTGCCGTTAATTAGTGACCAGAAATTAACTCCGGTTTCATTATCAAGCCCACCCGTAGATAGGCTTTGTAATGACATCTTCAATTAATCAGCAGTTCAGGCTGTGTCACCTGCAAGATGTATTCATGCTCGACAGCCAGGACGCGCTTCTCTTTCTTCCGTTCGTTCATTAACCGACTGCCGATCGTACCTTTCAGCTTTGAGCGTGTTTCTTTGATGGCGTAGCGGTGCTGCATTTCTTCGCCAATTGCCATGCGGCGGCTCAGTTGCTCTGCCATCCAGTTGAATGCTGCGATATAGCTCTCCTTGATTGCCGCAGCAGCTTTCCCGGTGAACCCCATCACAACCATGATCCAGCCATCTTTCGTCAGGCTGTACATCGGGCGAACCTTGCCCTGCTCATCGATATAATCAGCCGACGCAAAATTGCGTTGGCTAAACTCACGTGAGCAATCAGCCTTAACCTGCTCGATTTTCCTGAGAACATCACCGTGTCGCTTGCCGAAGTACTTGGCAATTTTTCTGGATGTGGTAACGACCTCTCCGTTTTTGGCTTGCACCATTTCTCGGAAGTCGAAGGCTGGAATAACTGAATGATTATTCATAGCGTCTTTACCTTTTAGAAAGTGAGCCTGTCTCACAGAAAAGCCGCCCGAGAGAGGTCGCCACCTATAACGGCATTTCTCAGGCTCGCTTACTGAAAGGCTCTCGTTAATATGCGCGTGAGATGCGCGTTTACTGCGGACATAAAAAAGCCCCGCTTTTCGCGAGGCTCATTAAATGGACTTTGTGGTTTGCAAAAAAATTATTTCAGGCACTGAGTCCTGATGTACTCCTGCAGGTAGTTAACCTGCGCGGTTATCCTGTCGATTCCACTTCGGAGACGGTAATAATTGAGTTCAGCATCTGCTGTAAGTCTTGGGCTTTCTCCATCGCCCATGCTGCTGGCTCCGGTCGTTGACTTTGCACAGGTGGCGGCGACTTGCAGGCGCTTACGACCAGCAGAAACATCAGCACGGAGACTTTCGATAGTCGCGTTAGCATCAGCAAGCTCCTTTGTGTATCTGGCGTCGAGTTCTGCTACATCACGTTGACGCTTCTGCATATCAGCGATGATGGATGTGGCTTTATCGCGCTGCTCTTTGTAGGTCATGGCGTTATCACGGTAATGATTAACAGCCCATGACAGGCAGACGATGATGCAGATAACCAGAGCGGAGATAATCGCGGTTACTCTGCTCATACCTCAATCTCTCTGACCGTTCCGCCTGCTTCTTTGAATTTTGCAATCAGGTTGTCAGCCTTATGCTCGAACTGACCATAACCAGCGCCCGGCAGTGAAGCCCAGATATTGCTGCAACGGTCAATTGCCTGACGAATATCACCGCGATCAATCATCGGTAAAGCGCCACGCTCCTTAATCTGCTGCAGCGCAACAGCGTCCTGGCTTTTTGGAGAGAAGTCTTTCAGGCCAAGCTGATTACGGTAGACATCCCACCAACGGGAAAGAAGCTGGTAACGTCCAGCGGCTGTTGATTTGAGTTTTGGGTTTAGCGTGACCAGTTTGCGAGGGTGATCGGAGTAATCGGTAAATAGCTCTCCGCCTACAATGACGTCATAACCATGATTTCTGGTTTTCTGACGTCCGTTATCAGTTCCCTCCGACCACGCCAGCATATCGAGGAACGCCTTACGTTGATTATTGATTTCCACCATCTTCTACTCCGGCTTTTTTAGCAGCGAAGCGTTTGATAAGCGAACCAATCGAGTCAGTACCGATGTAGCCGATGAACACGCTCGTTATATAAGCGAGATTGCTACTTAGTCCGGCGAAGTCGAGAAGGTCACGAATGAACCAGGCGATAATGGCGCACATCGTTGCGTCGATTACTGTTTTTGTAAACGCACCGCCATTATATCTGCCGCGAAGGTACGCCATTGCAAACGCAAGGATTGCCCCGATGCCTTGTTCCTTTGCCGCGAGAATGGCGGCTAACAGGTCATGTTTTTCTGGCATCTTCATGTCTTACCCCCAATAAGGGGATTTGCTCTATTTAATTAGGAATAAGGTCGATTACTGATAGAACAAATCCAGGCTACTGTGTTTAGTAATCAGATTTGTTCGTGACCGATATGCACGGGCAAAACGGCAGGAGGTTGTTAGCGCAACCTCTTGCCACCCGCTTTCACGAAGCCAGCCATTGCGCTGGTTTTCTTTTATGCAAAGCACACCGCACCGTAGCCACAGCGGATAAGGTGATTATTTTTGTCTGTCTGGTATTTGGTTTGATGTGCTTTCAGAAAGGTCGTGATTAAAACGCAAAAAGCCCCGAGCTATTAACTCAGGGCTTTATTTAACGAGTGCATTTATCCATCGTTGATGTCAAATTTACCCAACTTTATTCAAAAAGTCAATATTATGCCGTTAATTTGTTGCCATCCGTGGCAATCATGCTGCTAACGTGTGACCGCATTCAAAATGTTGTCTGCGATTGACTCTTCTTTGTGGCATTGCACCACCAGAGCGTCATACAGCGGCTTAACAGTGCGTGACCAGGTGGGTTGGGTAAGGTTTGGGATTAGCATCGTCACAGCGCGATATGCTGCGCTTGCTGGCATCCTTGAATAGCCGACGCCTTTGCATCTTCCGCACTCTTTCTCGACAACTCTCCCCCACAGCTCTGTTTTTGATATATCAACCGCACGGCCTGTACCGTGGCAATCTCTGCATCTTGCGCCCGGCGTCGCGGCACTACGGCAATAATCCGCATAAGCGAATGTTGCGAGCACTTGCAGTACCTTTGCCTTAGTATTTCCTTCAAGCTTTGCCACACCACGGTATTTCCCCGATACCTTGTGTGCAAATTGCATCAGATAGTTGATAGCCTTTTGTTTGTCGTTCTGGCTGAGTTCATGCTTACCGCAGAATGCAGCCATTCCGAATCCGGCTTGTGATTGCGCCATCCCCATAGCAGCCATCACATCAGTACCAGAAAGAGAGTCAGAAGCCGTAGCCCGTGGTGAGTCGCTCATCATCGGGCTTTTTGGCGAATGAAATTTAGCTACGCTTTCGAGTCTCATCGTCTTCCTCTCTTGCCCTGTTTGACCATCAGGACGCCGTTAACTATTACGTGACGTTCGCCTTTGCTGTCTCGGTTGTACTTGAGCACCGTTCCTCTTGCGCAGGAAGGCATCCTCGCCACTTCGGTCTGATTGCCTCGTGTCTGTATAAGAAGCTCTGGTATCGTTTGAATTGTGGCGTTCATACGTTCTCCAGTTCGGTGATTTTTATTCCAAGCCGTCCGCCTGGTACTTTCACACCACGAATTACGCGAATGTCATCGAATTGCTCGTCGTCTTCCGCAAATCCGGCGTGGATAAGGGAGTCGAGTAAACCTTTCAGGATGTTGTCGAGGTCGCGGCGGCGGGAGTCTGGAACGTCTGCGATGACTTTGATGCGGAGTCGTGATTTGGTGAAAATGTCTAACTTAAGTTGGCGGATGATTTGCTGAACGTCTTTTCGGTATTTCTGGCCTTTATCGCTGATGTAGTATTGGCTTCCCCGTCTTCGCCAGTAGGTGTTCAGCGACGGCGGGTATGGAAGCACAAACTGATATTCGTTCATGACTTAATCTTCCCCTCCTTCAGCAGTATCGCCTGCGTCCTGATAACGCCTTCGAGGTGGTAAAGTCTGGTGTCTTTGTTGTCGAGGTTATGGGTGCGTCGGTCGATTTCATCGTGACACGCGCTACAAGCCCATGCGCCGATCAGGTCGTCAGGCTTCATTCCCGTTCCGCAAATTCCAGCCATCCGGTAATGTGCCAGAACTGTAGTTTCAGGATTGCCATTGCATATGCCGTAAATACGTACCTGGCATTCTCTGCCGCGCGCTTCTTTGCGTAGATTAGCCATTTAATACTCCAGTTCAGGGTCATTTTTTAGGTCATGTTTTTTGCAGAATTGCTGCCACTCTCTTTCCAGCCTCTTACCTGTAAATTTCACTCTGCATTTTGAGTAAGTGCTAATGGCATTAAATGGTGCTGAGCCTTCAGGAAATCGAGAGCGGAATACTTCTGCCACAGGTACTAAAACCAAATACAAATAATCAGAGCTACTAAACGAATCACTCATCGTCTTCTTCCTCGTACATTGAGCTATTCGGATCGCTCATCAGTTCTGCGCAGCAATCGGAGCACACGTGAACTTCCAGCACATGCAGCTTCTGACCGCAGTTAGCGCACGTTAAAGCTCGCTCGACGCTTTCTTGTTCGTAACTTCGATTTGGGTCAATCACCTTGTATTCCTCGCACGATGTCTTAGCCACCGGATATCCCACAGGTGAGCCGTGTAGTTGAAGGTTTTTACGTCAGATTCTTTTGGGATTGGCTTGCGTTTATTTCTGGATCGCTTCGTTGGAAGGTATTTGCAGTTTTCGCAGATGATGTCGGTGATACTTCGTCGCTGTCGTCTCATGCCGCCCTCCTGACGCCCCGCCCGATCGCCATCAATGCCGCTTTGGATACGGTAGTAAACATCCGTCGAGGACTGATGAACGGTCGCCAAATCAGC